AAAAGTGAAAGCTCAGAATCCCTTTTTGTAGTCGAAAATCTTTTCCGATCTATTTTAAGTCCATGTTGCCAATTCGGTTGTTCATAGCCCGTCAACACTATTATTAAGCGTGTTCGAACCTCGTGCTTCATGGCAGCGGTGCGTCTTTGTACGTGGCATCGGCGTCCTTTGACAGGGACGTATCCCCAGACGTCATATGCGAGTCGTTACTCAGGCGTTAGCGAATAATGAGTTCAAGATCCGGAGGGGAAATAGTAATATCGACCGAATCGTATGTCCCCGCAATCGGCTTTGCAAGTACAGATTCTGAGTGTCTTCACTTTGACCAACTAGTCTAAAATGTGGAACTTGTTCCACGACCTTTCGGTTTCGCTAGCGCCTTTAGCTCATCAGGTGGTTCGATATAAACTGTCCCAGTTTATATTCTGGCTCGGAAATGTTTTGTATTCCGATTGGATATCAAAAAGTGTCCATAGCAAAAACTTGTTTTGCCTTAGGTCCACTAGTTCTACCCAAAGATCGTGGCCCAGTTTCACAAATAAAACTAGGTTACGTTACTGTTGGTTGTTGTTCGTTTGGTCGATCAATTCTAAGAGATTTACTTCTCTCTTAGTTAGCAGAGGTCCTCCTTTGAGCTCGATATCATAAGCGATTAAATCGGTGCTTCTCAATCTTTCGGATATTTTCTCTGAAAGTTCGAAGACCGATTTGTCGACAATCGCGAGCATTTCAATTGAGTCTGCGATTAAGTGGTTTCTCTCTATTTCTTCTCTGTGTCTTACGATACAGGCTGAAGAGTAGGTCGCGAGAAATTCGGAATTGGTGTATGCTACTGATCTCAAGTTTTGATTTCCTTCGCTTACAATTTTGATTATTTTTCGAAGATTTTCTATTGAAAATCATTTCGGAAGTCTGACGAATTGGTTTAGGATTCGATATAATTCTTTAAAATCAACTTCACTGTTTTTAAAGACATAGTAGCCTAAGCTGTACGCTTCGATAGCTGTCAGTTTAATCTCTAATCCTTTTAGGATTTCGATGAAATCTCTGATTGACATTGTCTTTAAGAATGCCCAGGCTACCGTTTCTAAAGTGATTTTCTCATCTTTATAAGCGAAAAGCATCCCGAAAGGGATAGGGTTGATTTTAATTCCTTGGATGATAAAGTTTCTTGCGAACTCTATTGTAGGTTTTTCGGGATCTTGGCTTTCAATCGTTTTCCCGGGGTTAACGGTAACCCCGATACTTTTCATGAAGTCCAGATATTGTTGGTATTCTTCGGGTGTCCCGTAGAATAATAAATCGTCTCCGACGATACAGTATCGATCCGCCGAAATTCCGACAATTCAGTTAACGATAAAGTGATGCATTAAACCTAGGACTGGGAATGAAGTAAATATTCCCATTCCTTGACCTACTGTATAATTTATCGGTTGTTGGTTGTTTAGCACAGATCCTTCTGTGCTAAAGGTTCGGTCTACGATTCCGAGTCAGGCTTTTTCAACCTGATCTCCATCAAAACCTAATAACGTGAACAACGCCGCAATTAGCTTTCCTTGCAGGATTCGAGGCAGTCTATCTGTTGCTGCGGAAAGATCGATGCTATAGTAATTATAGCCTTCTTTTCTTTCTGTGCTTAATACATGGGGTGTCCCCGCCTTATGATCGAAAGTGAAGTCCGCTGTTGCAGATTTCAGGATTGCGAAAAGAGTATAATGTATCCCAGATAGTGCTGTTTGTGTAACCCAGTCAACATTAGCAATGATTCTCGCTTTTCCACCTGAAGCGGTAAATGAGAACAGTCTTGAATGGATTACTTTGGAGTTAATTGAGATGTTTTCGCTAATTAATGTTATTAATTTAGTAAAATCATCTCCGTTTTTGAAGAACGAGGCCATTTTCAGGATGTTTGATCACAATTTCTCGTCTTTGGCAACCGCCGCTACGTCATTGTAAAGTGAGTTCGTCGATGCCCCCGAATTCGGTGAGCTAGCGTTTCCACTGTACATAACCAATCGTACAGGATTCTTTCTATTAAAGTTTGATAGAAAGGTCTCTAGTCATTTAGTAATATTCTCGGAATTGAAAAATTTCGATATTATTAGGTCAAGAGAGTCGCCTGTATAATCAGCGGTGATTGTTGTAATGTCGGGGATTGCTTTTACTTTGAATAGTCTGTAGATTACTATTGCCGAGAAAAGGAAGTTTAGGATTGAATCTTTCATGAAATCTTCAAGCTCATCGACGCTTAATAATAGTGTCGGGAGGCTATCGACTATTGCTTGGCAATTCGGTCTAAGATGTCCTAAGCTGAAATTTTCTAGAGAATAGAGCCACGCTCTTTTCAGCATAAAATTTTCTAACATTTTAAAAAATTTGATTATGTCTAGAAGGTTTAATTCTTCTTTTTTGACGATGGTTTTCTCCATCGGAATTATTCCGAGGAATTTCTTTAGATCGGGATGTCGGTTATCTACCGGCCCTTTCTCCTTCTTTTGGGAAGGCGTAAATCTGTCGACCAACATGAATTTGGCGATAACGAGAAGGTTCTTAATTATAAGATCGATCTCGGAAATAAGTAGAGGTCCGTGTGTCAGTGATTGAAGCTGAGTTTTTACTTTCGCTTTGATTACTGCTAACGGAATAGAGTATAGTGAGTAAGTATTTTTCATTGATTATTTATAGTTAATCGAAATGCTTAAGTCTGCGCGGATTAGGTACAGGTACCTAACGTCGATCGCTCACACAATAAAGAATGGGCCCCAATTAGCAGAGATTTTCTTTGAGCTAACTCCAGGATATGAATCCGTTATTTCTGTCCCGAAAATTTGTTAATTGGGTTCTTTATTGGTACTCGACAATTGTAACAATGAAAATTGACCAGCCCTTTCGCCTACTGATGAGTCCATAAGTGACGAAATAAGCCTTGTTTGGCTTATCTAGGCTGGAGTCTCGACCAAAGAGACAATCTCAGCAAAGTGGCCTGAAAAGTGAAAGCTCAGAATCCCTTTTTGTAGTCGAAAATCTTTTCCGATCTATTTTAAGTCCATGTTGCCAATTCGGTTGTTCATAGCCCGTCAACACTATTATTAAGCGTGTTCGAACCTCG